CTACTTCTTCGGTGCCCGACGGGCGGGCGCCTTGGGCTTGGACTCGGACACCGTCCATCCCCCCGCGAGGAACTTCTCAGCCATCTCGTCGGGGATGTTCTTGTTGCGCCACGGGTCGGTCAAGTTCAGACCCTCCGGCCACATGCCCCCCGTGATATATCCCCGCTGCGAGCGCAACGCCGCAGCCTTCCCCGCGCAAGGCGGTGCAACATGGCTCAAGGTGGTGCGCGTGCTCGATCCGGCCCCCCGCCGGACCCGAACGCACTTCGACGCGATCGCCCGTCCGACCTGGCTGGGTGGACGACGCTGCCGGCCGAGGGTCGCTTGGGTGATCCGCCCGAGTGGCCGCTGTCCCCGAAGGCGTCGGCCCGTGAGGTCGAGGTCTGGGCTTCCGAGTGGGCTCGCCCGCAGGCTGTCCAGTGGGAGCGCGACGGATCGACTCTCGAGGTTGCCCTCTATGTGCGCCGGCTGACTGAGGCCGAGGCGCCGGGCGCGCCGACGAACCTGGGCACGCTGGTCAAGCAGCTCATGGAAGGCCTCGGGATCTCGCAGGATGGCCTCGCTCGTCGTCGGTGGAAGATCGCCGCCGATCAGGTCGCCGCTCAGCGTGAGGCGTCCGAGCCTGCCGGCCAGTCTGCGCGCGACCGCTTCAAGGTCGTGACTGATGTCGAGCCCGGAGCCTAGTTACCGCGTCGACTTCCCGACCCTGTTCGTCGCGGTCGACTGGATCGAGGCTCACTGCGTCATCCCTGACGGCTTCTCTCGTGGGCAACGGTTTGCGCTCTCGGGTTGGCAGGCGTGGGACACGCTGAACCACTACCGGGTGAAGCCGTCTGCGACTCGTGGGCAGCTCGCGCCCGCGTTCTACTTCCGCCGCTCTCAGACGGTGCGACCGCAGAAGACGGGCAAGGGTCCGTTCACCGCGGCGATCATCTGTCTCGAGGGTGTCGGCCCGGCGCTGTTCGACGGCTGGGCTCGCGGTGGCGAGGTCTATGACTGCCGCGACTTCGGGTGTGGCTGTGGGTTCGTCTACGCCTACGAGCCGGGCGAGGCTATGGGCATCCCGTGGCCGACTCCGCTCATCCAGATCACAGCGACGTCGAATGAGCAGACGGACAACATCTACGACGCGCTGCGTCCCATGATCCAACTCGGGCCGCTGGCTGAACTGATCCCAAAGACGGGCGAGGAGTTCATCCGACTTCCCGGCGCGGGGCGCATTGACACCGTGACGTCATCAGCCAAGTCCCGCTTGGGTGCTCGCGTGACGTTCGTGCCGCAGGACGAGACGGGCATTTGGACCGAGTCGGCCGGCATGGTGCGCGTCGCCGAGACGCAGCGTCGTGGCCTCGCTGGCATGGGTGGCCGCGCGTGGGAGACGACGAACGCATGGGACCCGGCAGAGTTGTCGGTCGCCCAGCGCACGTTCGAGTCCTCCGCCAAGGACATCTTCCGAGACTTCCCGCAGGCACCGTCGTCGCTGTCGTTCGCCAACAAGGCCGAGCGCCGCAAGATCCTCCGCTACGTCTACGCCGGCTCCCCGTGGGTCGACCTCGACGCGATCGAGGCTGAGGCGGCCGAGCTCATGGAGCGCGACCCGCAGCAGGCCGAGCGCTTCTTCGGGAATCGGCTGGTGCAGGGCTTGGGCGCGTGGCTGCCTGACAAATTGTGGGAGTCGACGTGCTCGACATAGCGCTCGGGTTCGACGGTTCGCAAACTGACGACTGGACGTGCATCCGCGCCGAGACGCGCGAGGGCGTCCTGTTCACCCCGACCTATGGCCCGGACAAGCGTCCGACGCTGTGGAACCCCGCAGAGTGGGGCGGCATCATCCCCCGCGGCGAGGTCAATGCGGCGGTGTCCGAGCTGTTCGGGCGCTACCGGGTGACGCGGATGTACGCCGATCCGCCGTGGTGGCAGTCCGAGGTTGACGCCTGGGCGCTGGAGTTCGGCGACAACGTCGTCATCCCCTGGCCCACCTACCGGGTGTCGCAGATGCACGCGGCCCTCGAGCGGTTCGTGACGGACCTGACTGCCGGCTCACTGACGCACGACGACTGCAAGGTGTCGGCGACTCATATCGGCAACGCGCGCAAGGCGGCGAAGGCCGGCGAACGCTACATCCTGTCCAAGCCCGCGGGCGCCTATCACCAGAAGATCGACGCCGCCGTGACGTCGGTCCTCGCGCACGAGGCCGCGTCCGACGCCCGTGCCGCTGGGTGGGGCAACGAGACCGAGTCCTACGCCTACGTGTTCTGACGACCCGAGAAGGAGGCCCCGTGGCTCTGACCGCCAAGCAGGCCACCGCCCGGGTGAACACCCTGTACGCCGAACTGAAGACCCGCCGCGGCCCGGTCGCCAATCGGGAACGCTACTTCAAGGGCGACCAGCCGTTGCGCTACGCATCCCCGGAGTTCCGCCGCTTCCACGGCGAGCGGTTCGAGGGCTGGTCGGACAACTGGTGCGGCGTCGTCGGTTCAGCCGCTCCCGAGTTGACCGAGTTCGCGTCAATCCACCTGGGCGAGGATGCCGACGACCTGTCGAGCGACGAGCGGGTGCTGCTGCGCGATTGGAACATCAACGACGGCCAGTCGAAGTCGTCTCAGGGGTTCCTGTCTGGGGCCGTCACGTCGCGCTCGTTTGCGATGGTGTGGGGCAATCGTGACGACGAGCCGGTCCTGACGTGGGAGCACGCTTCGCAGGTCATCGTCGCCTATTGGGCTGACGGTTCGCAGCGTGACCAGCTCAAGGCGTGGGTGGAGGACGACAAGGAGTTCGCCACCTACTTCGCCGAAGACCTCGTGTGGAAGTTCGAGCGGCCCAAGTCGCTGGCGTCTTACGCATCGTCCGGGCTTGTCCTACCGTCGTCCTACGCTCAGGATGGCGGATGGTCGCCGCGCCAGGCCGCGTCGGATGACACATGGCCGCTGCCGAACCCGCTGGGCGTCCTCCCGATCGTGGAGTTCCCCAACCGGCCACTGCTCGGCGATGGTCCCATCTCGGACATCGAGGGGACGATGGCGGGGCAGGATGCTGCGAACCTTATGTGGGCGTACCTGTTCGGCGCCGCCGACTATGCGTCGATGCCGGCGCGCGTCGTCATGGGTCAGGAGCCGCCGAAGGTTCCGATCTTGGACGCGAACGGGCAGAAGGTCGGCGAGGCGCCGATCGACGTCGAGCAGTTGACTCGCGGTCGGATGCTGTGGCTCACGGGTCAGAATACGACCATTGGTCAGTGGGACTCGGCCAAGCTGGACGTGTTCACGGGAGTGATCGACACCCTCGTGAAGCACATCGGCGCGCAGACGAAGACGCCGCTGAACTACTTGGGCGCGCTGTCCAACGTGAACGGCGAAACGCTCGACGGGCTCCGCACGCCGCTGCACATGAAGGTGCGCGACGGTCACAAGCACCTGTCCGGCCCACAGCGCGAGACGTTCCGGCGCATGGCCCTTGTCCGCGGCAACACGGCTGTGGCCGAGGCGTGCCGGACTGCGGTTATCGGGTGGAAGAACCCGGAGACCTCGAGCGACGCGCAGACGTCCGACGCGGCGCTGAAGGACAAGCAGATCGGCTGGTCCGACGCGGGCATCCTCGAGCGCCGCTATGGCATGGGTCAGCAGGAGATCGACAAGGAACTCCAGCGCCGCGAGGAGCAGGCGTCCTCAGACCCGATCCTTGGTGCGGCTCGTGCGCTGACGGGCGGCGCGGGTGCTCCCGCAGGCGGTCTCTGACCACTACCGGGCGCAGCAGCGTCTCATCGTTGCGGCGCTAGGGCTCACTCGCGGCGAATGGTCCGCGATGGACCTCGACAACCTCGACGCCTCATGGGCGAAGGTCGCCCCACGAATCAACCTACTGACAGCGTCGGCCCAACTCGGGGCGGCGACGAACGGCGCGGCGTATGTCGGTGCGGTGCTCGACGAGTACGGCGAGGACATCGGCGCACTCGGTTCGGTCAACCCGCGGGCGTTCGCGGGTGTGGCGTCGGACGGTCGCCCGCTGGGTTCCTTGTTGGACGGTGCGGTGGTCCGGGCCAAGGCGACGAACTCGCTCGAGGCCGGCGGCCGGTGGCTCGACATGGCGGTGCACACGCAGGTCGCAGACGCGGGCCGTGGCGCTGCGTCGGTGGCGATTGCGACCCGTCCGGGCGTCGGGTGGGTGAGGATGGTCAACCCGCCCTCGTGTGGCCCGTGTGCGGCCCTGGCGGGCAAGGAGTTCCGCTACAACCAAGGCTTCCAGCGCCACCCGCGCTGCGATTGCGTCCACGTCCCGACGACCCTCGCCAACCCGTTCGACCATGACGGCGTGAGCCCGCGGCTCGACCAAATCACTGACCTGACCGAGGGCGAGCGCAAGGCGCTACTCGAGGGTTCCGACCTGTCCCGCGTGATCAACGCGAGGCGGGGCGGCGGGTTGGGCAAGATGTCCACGACTGAGCTTGCCAAGCGCGGCAAGGTGCGGTTGACCCCGGATGGGATCTTCGCCACCGCGAAGGACCGCACCGAGGCGCTGCGGTTGCTGAAGGCGAACGGATACATCACCCCGACCGCTCGCCGGGTCGCGGTGAGTACGCCTAAGCCCCCGGTCGTCACGGCTGCGCCCAAGCCCACGTTTGACCCGAAGTGGCGCGAGGGCCGCGACGTCCACGTCGTCAAGTCCGAACTGGCTGACGCCGAGACCAAGGCGGCGCGCTGGGCGAAGGAGGTCGCGGAGCGTGAGGCCGAGATTGCCCGACTAGAGAAGCTGATCGCGGATCGCAAGATCGAGTTGCGCGAGGTGTATGGCGTGCCGTCTCGCTCGGTGCTGAAGACGATCAAGCAAGAGGGTCCATATCAGCAGTGGACCCGCGAGCTTGAGATGTGGCGCGAGCGGCTGCCGGCCTACAAGCAAGGTCTCGACGACGCGGCGCGTGAGCTTGAGCGCCTGCGTGCCGTCCAGAACCTTCCGGACTTCGACCCTGAAAATCCGCTCAAGTTCTACGGCGACAGAGTGAAGTTCTACACACCCTCGCCCGAGGCCGTCACCTACGCCACCGAGCTAGAGCTTCTGCCGAAGGGTGCACACCAACTACTGCGCGACCACTTCGCCGAGGTCGACGGCTCGGGATTCCACCTGGGGATCGACGGCAAGCTGAGCAAGCTCGATGCGTTCAAGGATGCCGGGCAGGCTCGCGGCTACGCCAAGGGCAAGACCACAGACGATGCGGCCGGCGCGTACTCACCGCGTGAGCGCGTCGTCGGGTGCACGAACAGCCACGCGCACGGGTCGAGCTCAATGGCCCTGCATGAGGGAAGCCACGCGCTCGACGACGCGCTACTCCGTAGCCGTGGCGGCAGTGCGAGCCTGTCAGACGAGTTCAAGGAAGCCTGGCAGGGAGTTAGCGACACCTACACCCCCCACGCCTACTTCCGACGCGACGGTAACCCCGACGGATGGTGGTCCGAGGCGTTCGCCGAGTCTTACGCCTCCTACACCCTGCAGCGCGCGGTGCTGTCTGGCGACGAACTGGCGAGGGCGGTCGTCACCTCACTCGGGCAAGGCTCCGAACTGGGGCCGAAGGGCCTCGCCGCCGCCCGAAACCTGGTCCGCTACTTCGAGCAGCTTGAGGCGGCTATGGCATAGGAGTGTCGTCGCTCGGATCGAGGCCCTTGCTCCACGCCTCATACAGCGGGTCGCCGGGGTAGACGGTGACCATTCCGTCGAAGTGGGTGCCGGTCTCTGGATCGGTCCATCCGTGCGGGACTAGGAGCCCGCCGTCAGGCAGCCTTTGCGCTTGCATGGCTGGCCCCCTTCATGTGGTAGCCGCTGTCGCTGATGTGCCAATGCCTCCCGCAACGGTACTCCTGCGGATCCTGACGCCCGTCGTACATGCTGGCGAGGAACAGCATCCCGTCGAACTCGGTGCGCCACTCGCACCACGCCTCGTGCTCGGTCGGATGCACACCCGTCGACACCTGGCAGCGGCGCACATCGCAGGTGATGACGAATGCGGAGACCAGCTGAACGCTCATCGCGTGTACCTCTCTAGGAACTTGCGAACGGCCTCGCTGACCGTCTCGTCGCGCTGAGCTGCGCGCGCCTTCGCCCGGTCCCAAAGCGCATCCGGCATTCGGATGACCCGGGACTTCATCGGTTCATTCTTCATGCTCCCAGCCTAGCGCATGTATATGCGCCGCGCATATACATGCGCCCAACATTCTTCCCGAGACGCGAGGTCTTGGGCTGACTCCGAGATGGAGAAACCATGTCCGACCCCACCCCGACCGACGCACCGCAGAGCGCAGCGAACCCCGCCGCTGGGGGCAACCCCCAGACCCAGCCCGAGACGGACTGGCAGGCGAAGTTCGAGGCACAGCAGAAGGTGAACCGCGACCTCGAGACCAAGTTCAACGGCCTTCGGGACTCGCAGCAGACGCAGGCTCAGGCCATCGCTCAGGCGCTCGGCATCAAGCCCGAGGACACGCCCGACGTGTCCGTGCTCGCCGCCACCGTGGCGACGCTGCAGGACCAGTTCACCCAGACTCAGCTCGCCAACACCGTGCTGACCGTGGCTGCCGAGAACGGCATCACCGCGGCGGCGGACCTCGAGCTGCTGCGCTCGGTCAAGGACGAGTCGACGATGCGGACCATCGCGGCCCGCATCGCCGCCACCAACGGGACGGACACCCCACCCATCACCGCGCCCGGCCCGCGCCCCGACCTCACTCAGGGCGCAGCGGGCACCCCTGCCACCGGTTCGCCGGAACAGGACTTCGCCAACTTCCTCGGCCGCCAGATGGCCGGCTGAACCCCACCTGACCAAGGAGTCAACCCATCATGGCTACGAGCCTTTCGAGCATCAACAACACGCTTCTGCCGGCGTCCATCACCGGCCCCATCTTCGACCAGGCCGTGGAGTCGTCCGCGGTCATGGCCCTCGCCCGGCGCGTCCCGCTGGCGATGACCGCGCAGACCGCCATCCCCGTCTCGATGGACGTCCCCGCCGCTGGCTGGGTGTCCGAGGGTGGCGTGAAGCCGGTCGGCAACGGTCAGGTCGGCATCAAGACGATGGTCGGCAAGAAGGTCGCCCTGCTCGTGCCGGTCTCGCAGGAGATCGCGATGACCAACGCGGCCGGGCTGTACGCCCAGCTTCGCCAGGACCTCCCGACCGCCATCGCCCGCGCGTTCGACTACGCCGCGATCCACGGCCTCGACCTCCGCACGGGTGGCGCCGGCCCGTTCACCGACTACCTGAAGAAGGGCGTCACGTCGGTCGAGCTCGGCACCGCATCGCAGGCCACGGGTGGCATGTTCACCGACCTCGTGAACGGTGAGAAGGTCGTGGTCGACGCCGGCTACGACTTCACCGGCTTCGCCGCGGACCCGCGCCTGCGGCCGACGCTGAAGCTCAACACGGACACCACGGGCAAGCCGCTGTGGGTCGACGGTCCCACCGCGGGCCTGAACGGCAACGGCGGGTCGCTCATCGGCTACCCGGCGTACTACAACCGTGGCGTCTCCGGCGACTACCGTCGCCAGGGCGGGCGGGTGCAGGTCGTGACCCTCGTCGGCACCCCGACCGGTGGCACGTTCACCATCACCTACGGTGGCAACACCACCTCGGCTCTGGCCTTCAACGCCGCTGCCGGCACCATCCAGACCGCCGTCCGGCTCCTGCCGGGCCTCGCGGCTGCGACGGTCACCGGCACCGCGCCCGGCCCGTTCACCTTCACGCTCAACGTGGTCGGCGGTGCGTCCGGCCCGCTCAGCGTCAACCAGACCGCCCTGACCGGCGGCACCGCCGCCGCATCGCAGGCCACGATCACCGAGTCGCCCGTGCAGGACACCAAGCTGCGCGCCATCGGTGGCGACTGGTCCCAGTGCGCCTACGGCGTCGGCATGGACATCACCATCAAGGTGTCCGACTCGGCCTCCTACGTGGACGAGAACGGCGCCACGCACTCCGCGTTCCAGGAGAACCTGGTGCTCCTGCTCGTCGAGGCGTACTACGGCTTCGTGAAGTCGGACGCGTTCGGCGCGTTCGTCGCCTACACCGACGCCTCCTGATCGTCGGATCAACTGAGCACTGAGGAGGTGGGGCGACCATGACCGCTGCAACGGTGGAAGACGTCGAAACGGCGATTGGTCGCCCCGTCTCCTCGGATGCCGAACTGCGCCAAATCGAGTGGTGGCTCTCGGGCGTGGAGATTCTGATCCAGTCCCGCCTGGGCGACGTGTCCGCGCTCGACCAAGACGTGCTCCGGTACGTGGAGGCCGAGGCTGTGGTCGCCAAGATTCGTCGCGGCGACTCGCGCGTGTCGAGCGAGACAGTGTCGATTGACGACGGCTCGATGACGCGCCGTTTCGAGACGGGCGTGCAGACCTCAGACATCTCCGACGAGTGGTGGGCGCTGCTCAACCCGGCGACGGGCTCGAGCTTCTACTCGACCCGCCCCGGGTTCGAGGCCGACGACGTGCAGTGGCCGGTCAGCACCCCGCCCTCCACCTACGACTCGCGGCTGGACTTCCCGTGACCCTCGCGGACGCCATCGCGGCGACCCTGCCCGAACTGCGCGCCCACGCGGAGTCGATGATGGTCGACACCTGTACCGTCACGCGCGCCAGTGCTGGCGCGCCAGTGGTCGACAACAACAGCGGGACCGTGACCCCAGCGGCCCCCGCGACGATCTACGCAGGCCCGTGCCGCGTGCAGCTCCCCGACGCGGTCGAGAAGGCCGAGGAGGCGGGCGGCGACGCCCTGAGCGTGCAGGCGGCGATCATCTCCCTACCCGTCGCCGGCTCCGAGGCTGTGGCGGTGGGTGACGTCGTGACGGTCACTTCCGCCACGTTCGACGCGGACCTGGCCGACGTCGACTATGTGGTGCGCGGGTTGCACCGCAAGAGCCACGCCACTGCGCGCCGGCTCCGCTGCGAGGAGGCGAACTGATGTCCGCTGACGCCGATTTCTCGCAGATGCGCGCCCTCGCTTTCGACCTGGGCAAGGCGCAGGCGACCGTGTTCCCGAAGTTCCGCGCCATCGTGCAGAAGACGATGGTCGACACGAAGAAGGACATGCGCGCCGAGGCGCAGGCTGCGGGGGCTGCCGAGGCCGACATGCTGGCCGGGTTCATCTCCTACGAAACCAAAGAGACCGCGGGCGGCGTCACTGCCGTGATTGGCCCGACCGAGGGCGCAGCGGGCTCGTTCGCGTTCCTCTACTACGGCAACAGCAAGAACGGTCCCATCATCAAGGACCCGTTGTTCGCACTGCAGCGCAACGTCGACAAGGCGATCCCCTTCTTCGAGAAGATCCTTGGGG